ACAGGGAAAGAATAGAATGTGTTAAGTTAGTAGATGCTTACTCAGGAGACAGCGCAAAGACTATTTTTGAGATTATGAAAAGAAAAGAATTGGAGTGGGAAGATGAACTATGAAGACGGAAAAAGAATCCTTGACAAACACAAAGAAGGAAGCCACGACTACTCGTTGCTCTCCATCAATCGAGCCTTATATCTCTGCGGAGACATCGTATCGGAACAAACTCGAATGGCTTGTGAAGTTGGCAAATACGAAAGGTTGGAAAGAGTACACATGGCACAGAGCGAAGGAATTGAACGAGATTCAACTATTCAAGGGAATCAAAGACGATTTGGTAAAGATAATGAGGTCACAGAATGACACGACCAAAGAGTGAAATAACGAATGTCCAATGTACAGTTTGCATTAGGCTGACACCACCATTGAGAGACGAATACAAGCGTTTAGGTGATGCCAAATGGTTGCGTAAATTACTGGCTCAAAGCATCGAGAAAGAGCGTTTAAACAAGGTTAAATTATGATTTATATAGGAGTAGACCCTGGTGCTGTATCAGGTGCTTTGGGTGCTATAGACGATAGAGGAGGTTATATCGACAGTTTTGATATAGACCACCAAGACAAGCACATATTAGCAATGGTTTTGAAATCAAGAATACTATCCATAATTGACCCAAAAGAAGGTGCAGAGATATGTATGGAAAATGTCCACTCATTCCCAAAACAAGGAATTTCAAGTACGTTTACGTTTGGGCGAGCAGTAGGGGTAATTTCGGCAGTCTGTCAACTGAGCAATAAGAATTTTACCCTCGTGACCCCCCAAGTTTGGAAGAAACATTTTGGGTTATCAAGTGATAAAAATGAGGCTTTAGACATGGCTCGGATGTTTTGGCCTGAAGCAAGGGCAAGTCTTAAATTAAAGAAAAACACAGGAAAAGCAGAGGCTTTGCTAATTGCTGAATATTGGAGGAATAAAATAAATGGCTCGACCCGATGAAAAACAGAGGATTTTTTATCTTACTGATGCAGAGGTTGAAATATTTAAAATGGTCGGTAGTGGCAATATGACCGAAGGCGTGAGGGTATCGGCACGATGGGCAAATCACTTTTTTAATATTGGATTAACAACTGATATTGACTTGAATTACGTGGGGCTGATAACCATAGCAGACAATGAGCACGAATAATATGCCCCTAGAAACGATTTTAAGGCACTTTAGAGACGTTTTTTTTGGGTTTACTTGTACCCTACATTGAAATAAAATAATCGCTTAAAAGTGGTTTAATTTTAGGCAAGAAAAAACCCACCTAAGTGGGTTGTAAGTAAGTGTTTACTAATTTAATTAAATGATCGCATTCTGACAAAATAAGGCGCATAAAAACTGCGGTCTTCATTTCGACCCCTGCCGCTTATGTCGATCACTGACAAAACGACTTGACTAAAGCAATATTTTTGCGCTGTTTCTTTTTTTATATGACCAGCAAATACTCGCATTTTTGAGCCGTTTGGGGTATTTGAAAAACAATATGATTTTTTGATATAACTCATTTTGAAACCTTTCGAAAGATGATTTTTAGGATTAAGGCAATGGCGGCATAAAGCATAGTTAACCCCTAAATGCTAATAGAATGCCAATGTATCCATAAATGCATAAGCAAATTATGGTCTGAATGATAACTTCAATATATGGTTTAATTTTATTCATAATCATGCCCCTTTACGGTTAAACCATTGTCTAGCTTGTTCTTTTGTATCAAAACGTCCTGATATCGGTGCATGGTGCGATCCACGCACAATAAACCACCCGTTTAAAATCTTATTAAAAACAATCTTAGGCATAATGCACCCCTTTAATTTGAACAAAACCGTTATTTTCCCGTTTAGCTTTCCCTTTAGCGTATAGAGCTACTACTACGTTTTTTGGTTCAATATGGCGCACGTCCGAATCGTCACCGTCAACTACAGGCCATGATCTGAAGCTAGTAGGGATATCGGTTTGTTTTTGGAAGACTACAGCTACCCTAGAATTATTTGGGTTAGTCAATCCTTTGATTGATATCGGTTTTGGGGTAATAGCTGAAAAACTATAGGTAAGATCATAGTTTCCGCTTGTTTTTCCTACTAGGTTTCTACTAGGGTGTTTTGTATAGTCATAAAATTGTATTTCAGGGAATAGCTGAAAAATGGTTTTGTTATCCCATACGATTAGATTCTCATAAGGGATATCCGATGTCCCATTTGGTCTAACTAAAGGGATCAAGCCTAGTTTAGTGGCACGGTTAGCTAAAGACCAGATATCAGCAGCCAGGGATAAAAGGAAAGCTTCTTGATTGTTGTAGAAAAAATCCGTTTTGGATTGTCTAGCCAATTGCACACTATTGAATGCCCCACGCCCAGCGGATTTAAGACATCCATCAAAACAACCCGCTTTTTTAGCTAATGGGCAAATTACATGATCGGGTACTAGGTAAACAATACCCGTCAAAAAACCTATCTTTTCACCTTTGATTGTCTTAGATGATGATTCACCTAGGATTGTTTTGTAGGGTAAGCCTAGACCCCGTAGGATCGATTTATATGGATTTTGCATTGTGAACACCTATTAAGTTAGTTAAAAACACACTAGATTAAATAACCTAGTGCTACTAATATAACGCCACTACTATTTAAAAGATACTAGGATAAACCCTATGTTTCCCCATTATTTATACTATGATAAACCCTAGTAGATTAAAGTATTACAGATGATTGTAGTTTACATAATATCGGATTGATTGAAGATACCCTGAAATGGTGCATAGCTTATACATAGCTCAAATGCGAATGATTCTCATTTGCAATAACCTACTGTTGCATAAATACAACTGTATATTCTTACAGTAGTAGTAACCCTATGAGTGTTAACCCTGTAAGGGTAAACCCTATGAGGGTAAACCATTAAGGGTTTGTATGGGGGGGAGGGGGTGGTCGAGGCGTGAGATATTTGTGGGAGCCTCCTTCCCATTTAAAAAAGCCAATTTAGGAAAAAGTGTAAACAAGCCAATCCTGATTAAAAAAAAGTAAGGAATTAGGTGGTTAAGTTTCATTTAAGCGCAGGGCGACTACCCGATATACGAGTTAGGTGTTAAAAGTGCTGTATGGAGTGGTTGCCACTTAGGGTAGCCTACTTCTAGGCTGAATCTGTTGAATCACCTAAACACAAGAAGGTTGCCCTATCGTGTTTACTGCCTTTTCCTTACGGATTGAGCAAAACAGTCCCTTAGCGGTCATTACGAAGGTTGACAGACCAACCTTGCGTATAGTCGGGTAGTTGAACCACCACTCCTTAGAAAACAAAATTCTTGTCGTATGCGTTGATTACGTTCTTAGCCATTAGTTTACCAATCTTCTTAGATTCGTTAACTTTGGCTTTTTGGGTGATGTTGCGTTTTTGGATGCGCTCGTTGGCAAACTGCTCCGCTAGGGTCTTTTCCCATTCTTTCCTTGCTGACTCCAGTTTTTCAGACTGTGACTGCTTGGATTTCTCGAACATAGACAATTCAATTGACATAAGTTTAATATTATAGGGGTTTACCATTATTGTCAAACGATGTATATTATGCCTACTTCCCTGTTGGATAAAAGTATGAACGCCTACGATGCACTCCCTGAAAAAATAAAGAAAAAAAGTGGTAGACCAAAGGGTTCTGTTGACTTCAATAAGATGACGATGAGTAAACTGGCAAACCATCCTATCGTCTCTTTACCCAAGACTGAGATACAAAGAGTCAGAGAACTGAAAGACCTTTTGTTAAATAGCGCAGGTAGTGGGGTGGTTCAAAAGGCAGTTGAGATTGCCTTGAATGACGAACACCCCTCTCAGATGGCGGCAATCAAACTCTGTATGGATAGGATGCTTCCCGTTTCACTATTTGAAAAAGAAGGTAAACAGAGAAATGCCGTGACTATTAATATTACTGGGATAGGTGGCTCACCCATTGAGCCTGTCATTGTTGATGAAGTAGAAGATGTAGAGGATAAGAATGTCTGATTTAAACTTCTCACTACTTCCTTGGCAACAAGAAGTCTTCCTTAAAGAGTGTTTTGTGGTATGATTAACCATCTATAAATGGTTGCTACATGAAAACAAAACTTTGCTTTAGCTGTGTTCAGTACAAACCAACTTCATGCTTTCATAAAGCAAAAAAGGAAAAGGATGGATTTCAGTATCATTGTATTGATTGCAGTAAGAAATACCATGCAAAACGTTATATAGAACAAAAAGACAAACTTAAAGTTCAACTGAAGAAATACAAAGAAGAAAACAAAGAAAAGTTAGAAGTTGCATCATTGTTGTGGAAAAAGAACAATCCTGATAAAGTTAAGCAGTATCAAAGAACTGCAAACCTTCGTAAAAACTTTGGCATTTCAATGGATGAGTATGAGCAAATGCTTACGAAACAGAACAAGTTGTGTGCTATTTGTGAAAAGCCTGAAACCTTCATTCATCATCAAACAAAAGAACCTGCGAGATTGGCTGTTGACCATTGCCATAAAACAAATAAAGTCAGGCAATTGCTTTGCAAAAGTTGTAATACCGCACTTGGTTTGTTTAAAGACGATATAGCCGTAATAGGAAATGCTGTTCAATATTTGAAAGACCATAATGTCTGATTTGAATTTTTCTCTTTTGCCGTGGCAACAAATTGTTTTTAGCGATTTCACAAGATTTAAAGTGGTTGCCGCAGGGCGTAGATGCGGTAAATCAAGGTTAGCGGCTACTGCACTCATCATTGAGGCACTCAAATGCCCTGCTGGTTCTGCCGTTCTTTATGTTGCCCCTACCAATGGTCAGGCTCGACAGATTATTTGGGATGTATTGCTAGACATTGGGCGAGATGTGATTCAGTCTAGCCATATCAATAACATGGACATAACGACAATCAATGGGGCTAAAATCTATGTCAGGGGTGCTGATAGACCTGATACCCTTCGTGGTGTGTCCTTAACCTATGCAGTCTTGGATGAGGTGGCAGACATTAAGCCCGAAGCATGGGAGCAAGTTATTCGTGCTTCATTGTCCGACAAAAAAGGTCGGGCATTATTTATTGGGACTCCAAAGGGGAGAAACTGGTTTTATGACCTGTTTAAACTGGGTCAGACAGAAGAAGATGATGATTGGAAAAGTTGGCACTTTACAACAAAGGATAACCCTCTGATTGACCCAACTGAGATAGATGGGGCAAAGAAAACCTTGAGTTCCTTTGCATTTAAGCAAGAGTATATGGCTTCCTTTGATAACGCAGGGAGCAACATCTTTAAAGAAGAATGGATTAAATATGGCGAAGAACCTGAACACGGCAGTTACTTTATTGCAATCGACTTGGCTGGCTTTGAAGAAGTGGCTAAACAAGCGGCTAACTCGAAGAAAAGACTAGATGAGTCTGCCATTGCTGTGGTTAAGGTCACAGAGGATGGCAAATGGTTTATCAAAGAGATTGTGCATGGGCGGTGGGATATTCGGGAGACTGCCGCCAAGATACTGATGAAGATGCGAGACTATCGCCCAATTAGTATAGGAATTGAGCGTGGAGCGTTAAAAAACGCAGTTTTACCATATTTATCTGACCTAATGCGTAAAAATAATGTATATTCGCATATAGTTGACTTGACTCATGGCAATAGGAAGAAGGCTGACCGAATCATTTGGTCGTTGCAAGGTCGGTTCGAACATGGTAGGATTATTCTTAATCAGGATGAAGATTGGGAAGTTTTCCTCGACCAACTGTTGATGTTCCCATCACAGGGTGTTCACGATGACTTGCCCGATGCTTTATCGTATCTAGACCAACTCGCTATAACCTCATATTTTGAGGCAGATGAAGATGATGAAGAATGGAAACCTTTAGACATTATTAGTGGGGTATAGGGATGGCAGGAGAAATGAGAGCAACACCACAGAATCCTGCATTAGGGATGCTTAGTGGTGGACTCTCGTCTATTGACCAGTTCTTATCTAAGCCATTTGGATACAACAACCCAGTAGGTTCTATTGTGTCGGGTTTATTTGGTATCCCTGCCTTACAACAAGTTACCGAACGTATGAGTTATGGAGAACCTTTGACCACAGGGTCAGGTATGACTACAAGACCAAGACCTGAGACTATGGAAGCGGCAATGAGTGTTGCGCCAGCACTCCCTGCGGCTGGTAGGTTGGCTGCTCGTGCTGTTCGTGCCACTGAGGGTTTGCCTGTTGGGATGGGGATTAAGGATGTTGGAGATGACATATTCAGCCTATCCAAGCAAGAATTCTTAGGGAAGCCAAGAATCACCAATAATGCTAATGCGGCAGACTTAAAGCCAATTGAACTGACTACTTTGAAAGATGTTGAGCCACAGCCTTTTATGGGCGGCAAATATCAAATCAAAATGAATGAAGATGGTGCGGTTGTTCTAGATAAAGGCAAGCCAATAGCAAGCTACAACTTTGGAGACACCTTAGTTGTTGACAAGCCTTATCGTAAATCTGGACTTGCTCAAGAATTGGTTTATGAGTGGAGAACTACATTCCCTGCGCCAGCGGTAGCGACAGAAAGAACAAAGGCATCCCAAGCTATACAAGAAAAAGTTTGGGAAAGAATACAAGACGAAAAACAATCTTTGCCGCAACAAATTTATGCCCCCCAACAAGCCGCACTTGACCTTGCACAGCAACGAGCCGCATTGCCTATTGAGCAAGGTGGATTAGGTTTGCCAACTACCAATACTGCGGCTGATCGTGCCAAGGCGATGGGGTTTGATATGGGAACATATCATGGTACTGATGCACCAAACATTGAATCTCTTGATCCTAAGAGAACAAAAATAATTGAAGGTGTTTTTTCTGCATTCCATCCTAAAACAGCATCTATGTATGCTGAAGATGCGGCACAAAAAGGTAGGGCTGGTATTGAAAGCGCACCAAATGTCATGCCATTGCTTTTGAATTCGCAAAGTCATTTTCAAATGCCAGCATTCAATAAACAAATGATTGATTCATTTAGAAATTCTGGATATGCTGGAGTACAAAGACCAGAGTCTGGTGTTGCAGTCACATTTGATCCTGCACAAATCAGATCACGCTTTGCCGCCTTTGACCCATTCCGCAAGGATGTAGCAACGGCTACGGCAATGGGAGTTGCGTTACCTGACTTGCTGGCGCAGCCAGTTCAGCAGTATCCAACTCCTTACGAAACAACCCCTATGTACACAGACCCCTTTGGTAACACAATTGGCGAATCAATAAGGTAACCCTATGGCTACAAAAAAAGAACCGAAACTAGAGCAAAACGAGTTTTACGAACCAACTGATGCTGATAAAGACTTAGTTCAGTTTGTTGTTGACCATTGCGACAGATGGCGTGAATATCGTGACTCTAACTACCTACCCGACTGGGAGGAATATGAGCGTATCTTTCGTGGTCAATGGGCTGAAGAAGACAAATCTAGGGAATCTGAGCGTTCACGCATCGTAACCCCTGCCACACAACAGGCAGTTGAGACTCGTCATGCTGAAATTATGGAAGCCATCTTTGGACAAGGTGACTTCTTTGACATTGAAGACAATATCCAAGATGTAAATGGAACTCCTATTGATGTGGGTATGCTTAAAAAGCAACTCATGGAAGACTTCAAGAAAGACAAGATTAGAAAGTCTATTGACCAAATTGAATTGATGGCTGAAATCTACGGAACAGGCATTGGAGAAGTTGTTGTTAAGACTGAGAAAGAGTATGTCCCTGCAACTCAACCGATTGTTGGTCAACAAGGACAAGCCGCTATCGGTGTAATGGAAAGAGATAGGATTTCTGTCAAGATTAATCCCATTAATCCTAAGAATTTCATATTTGACCCTAATGGGACAAGTATTGAAGACTGTATGGGCGTGGCTATCGAAACTTTTGTGTCAATCCACAAGGTTGTGGCTGGCATTGAGTCAGGAATGTATCGCAAGGTTGATATTGGCTCGACTCCTGATGACGAAGATTTAGAAGCAACCCAAGAGATTAGTCAGTTTAAAGACCAAAAAGTCAAACTAATGAAGTATTTTGGGCTTGTTCCCCGTGAATACTTGTACAACCTAGAAGACAACAAAGATGTTGCCGACTTATTCCCCGAAGATTCACAAGCAGATGACTATTCTGACCTTGTAGAGGCAATTATTGTCATTGGTAACGACAATCTGTTACTCAAGGCTGAAGAAAATCCTTACATGATGAAGGATAGACCGATTCTGTCCTATCAAGATGATACTGTTCCTAATAGACTGCTTGGCAGAGGCACAGTTGAGAAAGCATACAATATGCAAAAGGCTATGGATGCTCAAATTCGTAGTCATTTAGATTCTCTTGCGTTGACCACTTCACCTATGATTGCAATGGATGCGACAAGGCTCCCAAGAGGTGCAAAATTTGAGGTGAAGCCCGGAAAAGCCATTATGACCAATGGTGCTCCTAGTGAAATTCTGTATCCTTTTAAGTTTGGACAGACAGATGGAAACAATCTTGCAACTTCTAAAGAGTTTGAGAGAATGTTACTTCAAGCTACGGGTACGCTTGACTCAAATGGGATGGTATCTCAAGTCAGTCGTGATGCTGGTCAAGGCGGTATGTCGATGGCGGTGGCTTCTATTATTAAGAAGTACAAACGCACTTTGGTCAACTTTCAAGAAGATTTTTTAATTCCGTTTATCAAAAAAGCGGCCTTCCGCTATATGCAGTTTGACCCCAACAGATACCCTTCTGTTGACATGAACTTCATTCCAACTGCAACCCTTGGAATTATTGCTAGAGAGTACGAACAACAGCAATTTATTGCGTTGTTACAGACCCTCGGCCCGAATACTCCTGTGTTGCCATTGATACTCAAAGGTATTTTGGCTAATTCATCAATGACTAACCGCTATGAGATGATGGCGGCATTGGATGAGATGAGTAAACCTGACCCACAGGCTCAACAGATGCAACAAGCTCAACAACAGTTGGCAATGCAAGCGGCACAGGCTCAAATTGCTGTTAGCACTACTCAGGCAGAGCAAAATAGGGCAGAGGCTACTAAGTTGATGACTGA